AAGATATTCAATTACTTCTGATAATTCTTGTTCAGAAATGTCATCATTATCTTCCATGTGGCAAAGACTCCTTTACTGATAGTGGAGAAACTCTAATATACATAGAGTCTTTATATAGATCATGCAAGAAGTCAACTCCAGAATAAGAGCATCCGCTTCCAATACCACCCTTGATGTCTTTAATAACATCCTTTACAGTACCTTTGTAAGGAATTCTTGTAGATATTCCTTCTGCTACCGCAATATCTTTATCTTTATTAGCTTCTTTACTAGCCATTCCTCTAAAAGATTTAAACTTTTTATCCCCTTCAAAATATAAGTCCCCAGGGGATTCTTCAGTTCCTGCTAATATTGATCCTAGCATTACAGCATCTGCTCCTGCAGCAAAAGCCTTTACCATATCTCCAGTATTTCTAATTCCACCATCTGCTATGATTCCAGCATTTAAGTTAAACTTATCTTTTGCTTCTCGGATGTTTATAATTGAAGATAGTGTTGGAATACCATGTCCAGATACAATTCTTGTAGTACACATACTACCCCCACCAATGCCTACTCTAATAGAATCTGCACCTGCAATATCTAGGGCTACAAAACCTTCTATGGTAGAAACATTTCCAGCCATAATATGAATAGAATCTCCAACAATATTTTTAAGTCTAATAACTGCATCAATAGCCATTTTACTATGACCATTTGCAGTATCAATTAAAAGCATTGAAGCTCCTGCATTAATAAGTTTTTCTACATGCTCTTCAACAAAGGTGCTGGACAGTGCTGCACCCACAGGAAGCTTAAGATCATTATGGTTATAAACTTCTTCAACCATTCTTATCTGATTTTTTGCAGAAATAAATCTATGAATTATTCCAATGCCACCAGATTCAGCAATTGCAATTGCCATATCTTTTTCACACACAGTATCCATTGGGGATGCAATTATAGGAAAGTCTAACCAAGAATGTCCTCCAATTGGCATCTTAAGATCCACAGTACTCCTACTAATAACTTCTGAGTACTGTGGAACCATTAAAATGTCATCAAAACAAATATCGTTTTGTGCTAAATATTCTTTCACAGATTTAGCCATTCTGGATGCTTAAGAGTCCACTCAACCGTCTTTCTAATAGATTCTTCTAGTGGCATTGGTGCTACCCAACCTGTATCAGCTATCTTAGTTCCATCTAGAGCATACCTTAAATCATGTCCTGGACGTGAAGAGTGGAAATCTTCTAATTCATAGCGTAATGGCTTTCCAACTGCTGATGCAATCATTTGAGCCATTTCTAAATTATCAACTTCTCTTTCACCAACAATGTGAAACTTTGCTGGGGTATCTGATTGACCATAGAGTGGGAATTCTTGCTTAAGAGTGTGCAAAAGACCGTCTGCCTGATTACGAGCATGTAAATAGAAACGGCTTCCAATCTCTCCTTCTGGAGATGCATGGATCTTCATTGTCTCGCCATTAAGAACTTTCTTGATTACCATTGGCATAAACTTCTCAGTATCCTGAGTTTCTCCAATAATATTCATAGTATTGGTAATTGCAATTGGAATTCCATAAGTTCTCCAATAAGAGAATGCGATACTCTCTTGTGCTGCCTTTGAAGCAGAGTATGGATTACTTGGGAAGTATTGATCTACCCATTCTTTGTGGGCATGTCCCTTTGGTGCAGGACCATATACTTCATCAGTTGAAATATGCAAGAACTTTTCTGGTTTTGCAACTCTAGCCCAATCAAGGAGATTACAAATCAAAGATACGTTATTTAAAATGAATGGAGTTGGCTCTTCAATGCTTCTGTCAACATGACTTTCACTAGCAACATTTATTACATAGTCAATTTCGCCAAATGCGTGTGCTGTTACTGGAGAAATTGGTGCAGTAAGATCTGTCTTAATTACCTTTACTCTGCTGTATGCATCTGGCAAGTCATCACAGGCAACGTTGATCCTATCAGTTAAACCTTTGTGCGTAAATGTTGTTGGGCAAACTACAAACCAGTCTGTATTTACTAATATATGCCTTAGAACATGGCTTCCAACAAAACCACTAGCACCAGTTAAAAGAACTCTTTTACTCATTATTTTCCATTTCTACTAAATTAAATTAAAATTCATAAGATATTCTTTAATATCTTCTGTCATTTCAGGTTTAGATTGTACCACTTTTTTATCTTCCTTGTCAACTTTTGTACGAGACTCATATGTGTGAACTTCTACTTCCTGAATTTTTTCTCTTCTTGTATGGCTGATTGCATTATAAACAGATCCACACATAGCATCAGCTAAGTCCTTAGACTTTTTTCTAGGGTGGTCTACTCTATTATTATTCATAATTCTAAGTTCTTGCATTTCTTCAAGTAATAAATCTATTTGTGGTAACACTACTCTTTCTTCATAAATAAGCATAGACAAGTCTTCATAATGCTTTTTAGCTACTGAAAGAGTTTCTGTTTTAATTCCAACACTTGTTAAGTCTCTTTGAATATCAAAAGAGTTCCATCGGTCAAAGGTAACAAGACCTAGGTTAAATCCTAACCTTCTTAAGTTAATAATCCAATTCTTGACTTCTGATAAATCTACTGGACCTTCTTTCTTAGGCTCCCAATAAACAATTGCATCCACAACAATGAATGGAACAATTTGTTCATAATTATTAAATGATTGAACACTTACCCACTTATCAACATGTGCAATTGACACTGCACACTTATCATGCTTTTGTGCAAGGTCAGCGTGTACATAATAAGTTGTCTCTGGGTCTGGAGTAAAAGATTGTTCAATTCTTTTTGAAACATCAATTGGATTAATTTTTTTAAATGCCATAGATAGCTTTTCTCTATTCTTAAAGAATGCATCTGAAGAGGTTGTTGGCATACAAGCAAAACGCATTTGTGCATCAGCCATATCAGTAAGGAACGCTATTTTAAAATCTTCAATACTTCTTGTTGGATTAATCTCCCAAGTTGGTCTTTTTAATGCAAATACCCCTGGAATTCTGTATGAGTTAATTACATCCTCATCCCACTCAACAGTAAACTTATTAGTTGGATCGTCTTCAGAAAGTAGTGGGTTAATTATAAACTCATGTGATCTAAACAAAGTTTCTTTTTCAGCTATTACATCTTCATACCTTGTTGTAATAAAGTCACCTTTAAAACGAGGAAAGGATAGCAATACAACCTTGCCATAGTCTGGGAAACGTGAGTCTACAGATCCACGAAATGCTTTATAAATATTGTCAGCAGTTTTAGCCTGATCATTTCCACTTGCAGACTCCATTGCAAAACCAGAAATCTCGTCAAGGATTGCAAGTATTAAGTTTAAACCTTCAGCAGATTCTCTTTCAGAGTGTCCAGAATAAACTGTAATTGACTTATCAAATTCTATGCTATCAATTTTTGGTGGATCAAATTTTCCTGCAAACCATGGTGAGCCAGTAATTTTTGTTTTAAATCCTTTAAAGAAAACATTTTTTGCTTGTTGGGCATTAATAGCAACATTCATAATATCAATAGCATCATTAGTTGGCTTACCAAAGTAGCGAGAAGGGTCTTTCAAGCATAGTAGTTTGTAAACTAGATAAGCACATCCAACTGTCGAAGAGAAGTCTTTTCCACTACCCTTTCCAAGTTGCATAATTATTTCATTTTTTGTATACTTTTTAAAATGCTGTTTACCAGCTTCTTCACCCATAAATCTAATTAAGTCTTTTTCTTTATAGATTTGACTCATACACTCAACAAGTGTGTATTGATATTCTGAAAGTGGTGGCTGATTTAAATACTTTTCACCCTCAACAAATGTTTTTGCATCTACTGGAACTTCTGCAAATGGAGACTCGTCAAGAGCTTCCATAAATTCACTAATATCAATTGTCAATTACAACAACCCCACCTTCATTAACCTGAGACAGTTTAGATAGAACTTTTGGTCTGCAGGACTCACAAGAAGATGTCACCTCTTTTAGAATTGATATAAGTATTTCTTGCTTTCTTTCTGTTTCTAAAAGTTCATCTGCTAACTCTTGATTATCTAACAAACCTGCTTTTTGTAGCATCTCAAGTCTTTTGCTTTCAATATCAGCAATAAGTTTAATAGATGTTGTCTTGGCTGTTAAATTTGCAGTAGTGTCTGCAGAGTCAATAACTTCATATGCTTTTTTAATAAGTGATGAGAAGTGCTGGTCTGCACCTGCAAGAGCCTCTTTTGCACGAGCATGGATAGCTTGGTTATTTGCTGCCATGACTCTCCAGTCAGTAAGTAACTCTGTAACCTT